AAAACAAATGAATCATGAACTCGAAGTACAAGTAGACGAAAATGGAGACCATTTTATAGTTCTCCCTTCAGATGTATTGCTTGCTGCTAACATTAACATCGGTGACGAAGTTGAATGGAATATAAGTAATGATAATACTTATGCAACTTTGTCTAAAGTAAAAGATATATAGAGGAAAATCAAATGCAGTTGTGGGATAGATTAAACGAATATGCTTATCAACTGACGACTAAATTTGATACTCATTTTGATCGGTTCGATAATCCAAAGTATACACAACGTATGCATTTTGATGGTTGGACCGATACTTTTTGGAGATCAGCTCGTGTATCGAAGGTACATTTAAAAACAATTGAACCACCTAATGGCAAAGGCTTATGGCTAATGCATGTTAATATCTTTCCACAAGTTGGATATGAATTTCCTATATTAGGTTTTGATATTGTTGCTGGTCCAAAGAAGATTACTGGATCATTTATGGATTACAGTCCACTACACGGTTTTCCGCATCCATACCATCAGGAAATGGAAAGAACTGTCGAAAGCTTAACGTGGAATAAAGCACGTGAGTTACCACCTTGGGCACAAGAAATATTCTCAAAAGATATGATAGCAGTTGGTAACATTAATACTGAAGAAGAGTTAAATCAATTTATTGAAGTAACTACTCATTTGGTAGATCATTATCTTGAAAATCTAAAACATAATGCTTTCATATCGATACGAGACACACTTCCCCTACTGAACAAATATTGTCAGAATCAAAAATTAAACCCTCATCTTCACAGATCTATACTTGCAATGGGTATATCAGAAGAAGATAAAGAAGCTTATGTGAATGATGTATTATTTGAGGAAAAGTAAATGCGTATCGAACCTATATCTAAAATTGTTGGATATAATTCAAATAAACCGTTGACAATTAACGGTTGTTGTGATAAAATAAACATATCAACTGGTAAAAGAACTTTACAAATCGGTGACCACCGTTTCGTAGCAACAGTTGTACACTGCACTTCTTGTGGTAGTGTTAAAGCAACTTCAAATATTAAGGAGAAAAGATAATGACAGAAAAATATCTTATTTCTGAAAGGGATGGGCAGGCTCTTAAAGCTACTTATTTCGCAACAGAAAATGGCGCCGGTGTACGTTTCTTTATCAATGATGAATTCATTTTAGAAGAAGTATACGAAGGCAAATCACTTCACTTCGCAGAATCAGCGGCCCAAAATTGGCTCGCAGGGATAAAGACTTTAAATGGATAAAAAAGAATTAGTACAAAATGTCTTAGTTGACAAAGCAACATTAGTTGCACCAAGGACGCCTGAAAAGGTACATCATGAAATTCAGTACATGCTTAAGAGTGGCATTAGCTATATCGATGCATTATGTGAATACGCTCGAGTTAACGAGTTAGAAATTGAAACAGTGGCAGACATTGTTAAGAAATCTTCTATCTTAAAAGAAAAAGTAAGATCAGAAGCAGTTGAAGCGAAATTGGTAATTAAAGATGATCAAGACCTCACTAAGTTATGCTAACGAGGATAGCTATGTATGGTATGTAAAATACCTTGCAATGAAAAAGCATTTTACCTCTGATTATGACTATCATAAATACAATGGAAAAATAAGAGCGTCTTACGACAAATATAGAACTCGTAATGATGCCTATTTTTTCGAGAAACTTTCAAGAAAAGACGATCCAGAAAAGCTGATGCTATCTAATATGATAGTTAAGCCTAACGTATGGATACGAGAAATTATTGAACAGGAAGGCGAAGACCGTTATATTGAATGGCAAAAGAGAATAGATACTCTATCTCGTACATTCAAATCGGAAATCGCTAATCTGGACGATAACTTTCAAGCTAATTTTACTTCTGTGGTTGGTCAACATCCTTTGATAATGACTTACTATCAACAAAGAAAAGTTAGTTTGGAAACTATTACTATCCTTGCTCACATTGCCAACATTTTTCCTTATTGGGAAAAAGAAATCGTTGACAAAATCATAGCAAGTGATATAATAAGACTAATAAGAAAGTATAAACCTTTCTTAGAAATTGATGAAAAAAAGTTCAAAGATTTAATACGTGAACGATTTTTTTGATATAAATAGATGGCAGGTTGTAATAAAGCCTGTAATACATCGCAATATAAACAACGCTATACATAGCAATATTAGGAGATATAAAATATGTCATTTGACGCATTAAAAAAGAACCGTTCAAGTTCTCTAACAAAACTGAACAGCCAGCTCGAAAAGATCTCATCTAAGAGCTACTCAGATCCCAACGAAGGTAAAATGTGGAAACCAACCCGCGATAAAGCTGGTAATGGTTTTGCAATCATTCGTTTCTTACCAGCCCCTCAAGGCGAAGAAATGCCATTCGTAAGAATCTGGGATCACGGTTTCCAAGGTCCAACAGGACAGTGGTACATCGAAAACTCTCTCACCACTATTAATCAGGACGATCCAGTAACTGAATACAACGGTAAGTTGTGGAACTCAGGTGTTGAATCTGATAAGGAACTTGCACGTAAGCAAAAGCGTAGACTTAAGTATGTTGCAAACATTCTTGTAGTCAAAGATGGCGCTAATCCTGAAAATGATGGTAAAGTCTTTATGTACCAGTTTGGTAAAAAGATCTTCGATAAACTGAACGATTTAATGAATCCTCAGTTCGAAGATGAATCTCCAGTAAACCCATTTGATCTATGGGAAGGTGCAAACTTCCGTTTGAAAATTCGTAAGTTTGAAGGTTATCCTAACTATGATAAGTCTGAATTTGATAGCCCATCGGCTGTAAGTGAAGATGATGCAGAGTTGGAAAAAATCTATAACCAAGAACACTCTTTACAAGAACTTATCGATCCTAAGAACTTTAAGTCTTATGCAGAGTTGAAAGCAAAACTATATCGTGTACTCGCATTAGATGCAGAACCTTCTACTCCAACTAAAGCAGAAGACGATGAGTTTGATCTAAGTAATATGGGCAATGAAGCAGCGGCGGCTCCGGCACCATCTGCTCCAGCAGCACCTGAACCTACGTCGACATCTTTGTCAATGGATGATGATGACGATGATCTATCAATCTTTAAGGAACTAGCCAATGGTTAATAAAGTCTATGAAGAAGTTCTAGACTTTGACTTTGGTTTCAGTTTCATTGATGAAGAGCTTCAAGAAAAAGAAGCTGAAGCACAAGATACTATTCAGAAAGTCAGCAATGAGAAACAATCGTTGGAAGATCAATTGACCGACGCTAAACTCGCTGCTGACGATCTTGAATATAGACTAGAACTCCTCTATAAATCAATAACACCGTTCTTAGATAATTTATGTAAGAACCCTGATAAATCGACAATTTTCTGGCCTGATCGAGTATCTAAGATACAAGGTTACAAAAGCAAATTGACTACTATTGTAGAAGGAAGTAAATAATATGAGTCTATTAGACAAACTTGTGAAAAACTCTACCATTAAAATGACGGCTCCACTATTGGATTCGAAAGTTTATGGTAAGAAAGATATGGCACCGACACAAGTGCCAATGGTAAACGTTGCACTATCCGGTCGCATTGATGGTGGATTAACACCAGGCCTCCTTGTTCTGGCAGGTCCATCAAAGCACTTTAAATCAGCATTTGCGTTGCTGATGGCTGGAGCTTATATGCAACGTAACCCAGATGCTGTATTACTATTTTATGATGCAGAATTTGGTACTCCTCAAGCTTACTTTGAAAGCTTTGGTATTGATATGGACCGCGTAGTTCATACACCAATTACCGATGTTGAACAACTTAAGTTTGATATATCTCAGCAGTTAGATAAAATTGAAAAGAACGATAATGTTGTTATCGTAATCGATTCGGTTGGTAACCTAGCTTCTAAGAAAGAAACGCAAGACGCGTTGGATGGTAAATCAGTAGCAGATATGTCAAGGGCTAAAGCTCTTAAGTCTCTGTTCCGTATTGTAACACCACACCTCAACTTAAAAGATATTCCATTGATTGCGGTTAACCATACCTATCAAGAAATCGGAATGTTTCCTAAGGCTGTTGTATCAGGTGGTACAGGTATTTACTATTCAGCAGATGCTATTTGGATCATTGGTCGACAACAAGATAAAGTTGGTCAAGAAATTCAAGGCTATCACTTTATTATTAACATCGAAAAATCAAGGCATGTCAGAGAAAAGTCTAAGATACCAGTTAGCGTAAGCTATGAAGGCGGTATTGTTAAATGGTCTGGTCTTATGGAAATTGCTGAGAAAGGTGGATATTTACATAAACCTAAAGTTGGTTGGTATGAAGCGATTAATCCAGAAACTGGTGAAGTCATTTCAGAAAAGCTAATGAGGGCTAAAGACGTAAATGATAATAAAGACTTCTGGCTAATGATGTTTGAGAAAACAAATCTAAGCCAGTTCATCAAGGACTCGTTTACTATTGGTGCGCAAGGTGCCATTATGCGAGATGATACAGTTGATGAAGTCGATCAAGTCATTGATGATAATGACGAAGAGTTGGCAAGTTAAAACGGTTGACATTTTTTGTAATGTATGTTAATATAATTATACTTGATTGTATCGGCGGGTTAATCTCCGCCGATACTCAACCTAACAACTGGATGCCTCAATGATCGAAACAACTGTAATTTCAAATCTAATTTTTAACGAAGACTATTATCGTAAGGTATATCCTTATATCAAAAATGAATACTTTGATGATGGTAGCCTCAAAAAAATCTTCGATACGTATTCAACATATGTGGATGAATACAAACAACCACCTTCTATCGAAGCTCTTAAAATCTCTCTCGATAAACGTAAAGATCTCAATGAAGACTCATATAAAGATATTATGAGTACTGTTGATGGTCTTGGTCGTGATGAAGATACAAACTTTGACTTCTTAGTATCAGAAACAGAAAAGTTCTGCCAAGACAAAGACTTATTTAATTCTATACGTAAAGCCATTCTTATTATGGATGGTGAGGATAAAACAAATGATAAAGGCGCTATTCCTAATCTATTATCTGACTCTCTTGGTATATCTTTTGATACATCGGTAGGTCACGACTTTATTGATGATTCTGAAGCTCGTTATGAGTTCTATCATCGTAAAGAAGAACGTATGCCGTTTGACATTGATTTGTTAAACAAAGTTACTAAAGGTGGTTTACCTCGTAAATCTATGACAGTATTGTTGGCAACTACAGGTGGTGGTAAATCTCTTGTAAAATGTCACGCTGCAGCAAGTTATCTAATGACTGGCAAAAACTGTTTATATATTACTATGGAAATGGCTGAAGAAAGAATTGCTGAACGTATTGACGCCAATATGATGGATGTTACTCTTGATGAACTTAAGCTATTACCACGAGATGTTTACAACAAACGTATGGATCGTATTAAATCGAAATGTACTGGTAAGCTTGTTGTAAAAGAATATCCAACTGGTTCTGCTCATGTCGGTCACTTCCGTCATTTGCTTAATGAACTTAAAATGAAAAAGAATTTTACGCCTGATGTAATCTTTATTGATTACCTTAATATTTGTGCATCTATGCGAGTTAAAGGCGCGGCTGCTGCAAATAGTTATACACTCGTAAAATCAATTGCCGAGGAGGTACGTGGTCTTGCAATGGAATACAATTGTGCTGTGGTTACTTCGTCTCAGTTCAATCG